AACAGAAACTCAGCGTACTGAAGTGCAAGAAAAGATCAAAAAGATGCGAAAAGAGGGAGAGAAACTCGTTAAGGGTATGTTCGAGTTTATCGACGCTCAAGGCGGATGGTTCGATTTCTCTTATAGGTTCTTTCCTGGAGAGCCAATACGCTCATATAAGATCATACATGGAGAGATCATAGAGATTCCTACTATCGTTGCTCGTCATCTTAATAATATCTATGTCAAGGTGCGCGTTCCTTCACCTGAGCTTAATGAGCAAGGCCAAGCGCTTAAACAAGGAAGTATGACGAAGCGCAGCCGCACTAGATTTACTCCTGTGGATATCATGTGACAATTCCCAATAGTGATCTGAATGGGCAGACAGTACCTAATAACACCTATCCTCAGCTGGCGTATATCATAGGGATATCGCAAGCATTAAAGGGTGTCATTACGTTTTCAGGGGTTCACGAATTCACTATTGGAGAGATTATAGGATTAAGAGTGGCGCAGCCTTTTGGAATGATCCAGCTCAACAACCAGGAAGTTAGGGTGATTGATATAGGGTCTACAACAGCAACCATAGACGTTGATACTACTCAGTTCAATCCGTTCATCTATGCAGGCACGAACGTCCAATATCCATGTATTGCCGTTCCTTCATCTTCAGGTGTTGTACCGAATGGAATTCCCCCACACACTAACCTTTTAGACAGGTATGATAACCTGCCGCCTTCTTGAGGGATTATGGCTATAGTAAGTCTTGCTGCGATCATGCTAAAGTTTAGGAAGTTGACAGGGACAAGTAATAGCCTTCAGATTACCGATGCCGATATCAAAGACTATATCAATAGTTTTTATTCTTATGACTTTCCTGCGCAATTCAGAAGTCTAAAGCTTAAAGACAAGTACACGTTCAATACCATTCAAGGTATAGACGTTTATCCTTTCAATTCCGAGCAATATACAACTGTAGAAATGCCCTGCTACTGCATGAAAAGAGAGATCAAGCTATTCCAAGATCCTTGGAATTTCTACGGGGTGAATTTCAACTGGCAGCAACAACAGAACTTCGCATTTGCAAATACAGCTACAGGAGCCGGCCCATATACAGGCCAGCTTTCTGCGATTCCTCTGATTAGAAGCGTGAACAACGATCCTGCTGTATCGCCTACATCTAATGCTGTTCCTGGATCTGGGGGAAGCGTTACTTCTGGTGTTATTACAGGAGCTACACAGGCCAATCCTTGCGTGATTACAAGCGTGGCACATGGGTTGTTTAGCGGGGCTATCATAAAAATAAGCGCTGTTGTCGGCATGACTCAATTGAATGGCAACACTTTTACTGTTTCCGTTATCAATGCTAACTCATTTTCCATCAATATCGACTCAACAGGATATACGGCATATGTTTCTGGCGGAAGTTGGACAACTCAAGCTGCATATCCAAGCCAAGGATATTCAGGTTATCAGACGGGGAGAGTGCAAAACATCCTGATCACCGCTAACACAGCAACAGGAACTTTAAACGTTACGGATGATGGGAATGGTAATCTAATAGGCGATGTGAGTGTTGCTCCAGGAACAAACACCATTAACTATTTTACAGGCGCGGTGTCAGTTAAATTTTCTTCAGCTCCTCTAGCAGGGAATGCTATTCAGATTCAATATAACCCTGTGCAGCCGTCTATTCCTCTTAGCATTCTATTCTTCCAGAATCAGTTCACTCTGCGTCCAGTTCCCGATAGAGGATATACGGTGGAGTTAATAGCCTATAGGCAGCCTTCGCAAGCTCTTTTGACTAATCAAAATACTCCTAACGCGGGAACTCCAGAGCTTTCAGAGTGGTGGGAATGCATCGCTTTCGGCGCAGCTAAGAAATTCTACGAGGATAGGCTAGATCCGGATGGTATCGCATTAATGGATAAATCTCTAAGAGAGCGATACGATGTAGCCTACACGCGCACTTATGCGCAACTTGGGAAGCAAAGAATCGGGACGATCTATGCCGATCAGCTTTCAGGCAATTATGGCGGCAATATGGCTTTTGGCAATAACGGAAGCGTTTAATACACGAGGGAAAAATGTCATATAATCCAAATATTCCAGCTACTGGTCAAACTTTAGGAGGATCGCGAGCAGGAATACAGACAAACTTTAGCACTCTTCAAACAACTATCGACCAAGACCACGTCGATATGAATAGCGCCGGACCTGGCAAGCACAAACAGGTCACTTTTAATGCTAATAATACTCCGGGTTCTTCTCCTTCCGATCCTAGCTCCATCATCTTCACTAAAAACAATGCTGCTGGCCATCCTTATCCATTTTTCCTGAATACAGAACAAGTAGTAGCAAATGCATTGCCTTTTCTTCCTGATATTCAGGGTGGTCCTAATAACTTCGGATTTAAGATAGGTAAGTTGATATTCAATTTGGGAAATGTAGGTTGCACTAACGCAGGAACTGCCATAAACTTTTTTTATGTAATGCCTAATGCACAATATACAGTTGTTTTGGGTCAGAGCGCTTCTGGTCCTATAGGGAATTATGCTTTCTTTAATAGCCTTGGCACAACAGGAATGACTGTATTCACTAATTCGTCTTCTCCTACAACGGTATATTATCTAGCTATAGGCCAATAGATGTCTGCCTTGATCCCTTTCTATATCACTGCATTTGATAAGGGGTTCATTAACAATAAAAAGCCTTTCCTTATTCCAGACGAAGCTTTTTCTACTCTAGAAAATGCATATGTGTGGAGAGATAGAGTTCTGAAAAGACAGGGCTTAAAACTGATAGGTAGATTGAGAAGGAATATTGAACCTGCGGTAACATTGAGCACGCAGGCGAACGGTGCACAGTATGTAAATGCCGATATTCTAGCTGATTCATCAATCAATGTTAGATCCCCTGCTCCTCCTGCTTTGTCAGAACCTAATGCCCAAATAGAACCAGAGACCTTGACTGTAACTGTAGGTGCTATAACTTTTACTGATGTTTCAGGTACGGGTGTTCTGACAGGAACAGGCGCAAATACGGGCAATATCAATTATCAAACAGGACAGCTAATTCTAAATTTTTCCCCTGCTTTAGGTGCGCCTGCAAATGTAAACGTCACTTTGCATTACTTTCCTACTTTGCCTGTAATGGGGATTTCTCTTAGAGATGTGGCAGCTTTGAATGATGAACAGACTGTTTGGTTCGATCAAAAATACGCGTACATATGGAGCGGAGTCGCATTCGATGAGTTCATACCAGGCACTACTTGGTCTGGAACGGATTCGGATTTTTTCTGGACATGGAATTATCGAGGAGCTGCTCCTCAAGACAAGATATTCTTTGCTACGAATTTTACTAACCCTCCCAATGCCAATAACCCTATTCGTTATACAAATCCGACAGCTACCGCATGGAATGCATTCGCACCTCTTATCACTGCTACGGACACTCTGTATCAAGCTAGGATCATTATTTCATACTACAATAGGCTAGTTCTTCTAAATACATGGGAAGGGACCACGATTGGAGGATATGGAGGGGCTGTCAATATTCAGAACAGATGCGCTTTCTCTCAACTAGGTGATCCTCTTGCCGTAAATGCTTTCAGAAGAGATATCTTTGGAAAAGGGGGAGTGATCGATGCTCCCACTTCTGAGGCTATCGTTGGCGCTATGTTCGTTAAAAACACCTTGATCGTTCTGTTTGAAGAGACTACTTGGCAGTTAACGTACGTTGGAGAATATGGAACGCCTTTTGTATGGGAAAGAATTTCAGCTGATTTTGGCAGCGAATCTACTTTTAGTAGCGTTCTCTTTGATAACCATATGCTGGCTGTTGGAGACACTGCAATAATCGCTGCCAACGCTATCAATGCAAATAGGATAGATCTTGATATACCCGATCAAGTCTTTCAGATTAGCAACATAAATGATGGTCCACTTCGAGTATGGGGAGTTCGTGACTATCAAAGAGAGTTAGTGTTCTGGAATTATCCTGATGGGCAGACAGAAGCTAGCCCTGGAGTTCCTTTAATCTTTCCCAATAAAGTTCTTCTATACAACTACAGAAATAATACATGGGCAATCTTCCGGGATAATGTGACTGCTTTTGGCACTTTTCGCTTGAATCCAAACATAAATTGGGACAGCACAGATATCACGTGGGATGATAATGATGTCACATGGGATGATGTCGATACACAAGAACACTTTCCTTCAATTGTAAGCGGTAATCAGCAAGGATTCGTACACTTATATGGGTATAAGACCCCAGACGATGTTTCTCTTTCTATAGAGGGTATAGATATTTCCGTAACGCCTATCGTCATTACTTCTGTTAATCACAATCTACAGGATTTAGAGATCATAGAACTTCTAGGAATACAGTTTGTAGATAGTAGCGCAACTCCTGAAACCATTCTTCCAACTGATCTCAACGGCAAAACATATCAAGTCATGGTGCTTACCAAAGATACATTCTCTATCTCTAAATGGGACGGAGTGTCGTATGTGAATAACTTTGCGTTTACTCCTGCCCCTACGAATGCTGAATATGTAGGAGGGGGAACGATTGTTCTGTTTCCTAAACTCAATGCGCAGACTAAAGACATCAATGTTTTCCAAGATAAAGGGATGCAAGTCAAGCTTTCCTATTTGGATTTCCTAATGGAGCCTACGGACAATTCGGCTTTCTCGGTAGTGCTGGCGTTAAATGCTACTCTAGGTCTTCCTCCGGCAGTTGTCGGCAACCTATCAACTACAAGTAATACGAGCACATCTACAGTTTTGAATTCTCCTTTCTACACGCCAGATTCTGACTATGCATGGTTTAGATTCTTTGCCACAACTAATGCGCAGTTTTTTAGGATCATTATGACCTATAATGATGATCTGATGAATGATTTAAATACACATGCCCAGCCTTGGACTTTGTATGCCATGACGGCCTATGTTAGACCAGGCGGAAGGGTACCATTCTCATGACATCTATTAGCGATCCAGCTCTACTCATAAATCAGCTTCCGGTCACACAGGA